TGACTCCCAGCCGATTTCTCCAGCATTTAAGATTGGACCGTCACCTGCATTAGAAGATGTCCACTGTGCTGCGGTACCTCTACGCTGTTGCATTCTTGTTGCCATTATTTACTCCTCCAGTGGTGTATAGTCATATTATATCAGGTTTTAATTAAATACTTCTGTTGCAATTCCGCCATCATATGTGGCAGACCAACTATTAGTATTGTAATATCCTGCATCTTCTTCTCCGCCAGCCTCATTATAAAAACCAGCATCTTTAAACGTTGAAACAATTAAGCCAGTTCCACCAATTGCTGTATCGTGGATGTGCTGTGCAATTTCAAGGGTATCTTGAAGTAATGCAGTTGTATTCCATTGACCATTATAATAAAACAAAAGTCTATTATTTTGTGTATCAATAAAAAGTTCGCCATTTGATGAATCTTCAGAATTTGGTGCTGAAACACCTTGTGCAACAATAAGTTCTCTAGCGTCTACATATGCCTTAGTTGTTGCATGTGTACTTAAAGTTGGGGTGCCAACTGTGACTGCTTGACCAAAAGTACCACCTTCGGCTACGTTGAGCCCATGCTTTACTTTAAAGTCTTTATTTACTGTTGCCACAGTTGACTCCCGTCCCTAATTATGCTTCGATATAAATCTTGTGAACTTTAACATCAGTTCCTGATGCTGCTCCAGTTACCTGAAGAAGAACATTTCCTGCAGAATAAACTGCATTTGTTGTTCCTAGTTCGCCATTGCTTTGTACATCAGCGTACTCTGTTACATAAACATCGTTAGTTCCATTAACTGCAACAAGCATTTCAATTACTTCAATGTCATTACCCTTTTTCATTTGAATAATGTACTTAGCAGCAGTGTATGTTGTTGCTGAGAATGTATCAATTGTAGTTGCTGATGTTCCAGCAGTTGCTAGAGCAGAACCAACAAGAGCATCTGCAAAAGCAATGCTTGTTGCTGCTGCTGCACCAAGTGTTGGTGTAACAAATGTTGGGCTATTAGTAAATGCTACTGTTGAAGAACCTGATTCATCAGTTAGTGCTGCTGCAAGGTTTGAAGATGAAGGTGTAGCAAGGAATGTTGCTACGCCAGTTCCAAGACCTGAGATACCAGTTGCTACTGGAAGACCAGTTGCATTTGTAAGTGTTCCTGCTGATGGAGTTCCAAGATCAGGAGTTGTTAGTGTTGGTGATGTCAGTGTCTTATTTGTAAGGGTCTGAGTTCCAGTTAGTGTTACTACTGTTGAATCAATATCAAGAGTGTTTCCAGTCTTGTCTAATCCTGTACCCGCAACAATTTGTCCAAGACCAGTAAACTGTGTAAAGACAAGTGCTGTAGTGCCAATTGTAACTGAACCGTTATTTGTTAGTGTAAAGCCTGAGTCAGCATTTGCTGTTCCTTGCTCTACAAATACCGCAAAGTTTGCAGTTACTTCTGCACCTGTATCTGCATCAGTTGAACGATCTGGAGCACCAGATGCCTTAACTACATAGATACCGTTTTCTGAACCAGTTGCCTGATCCTTAACAAGAACACGATCTCCAGTAGCAAGAGTTACACCGTCAAGAGTGTCTCCATTTTCAAGATCAGATGCAAGTGTTACTGCAGCAGTTGTTGCTGCCCGTACAGATGCCTTCCAGTCAATTCCTTGAACTGTTGTGTCTACATAGTTCTTAGTTGCTGCATCTTGTGCAGATGTTGGATCTCCAAGACCTGTGATCTTGTTTGTACCCATTGCAATTGCACCAGTCATTGTTCCACCAGCAAGTGCTAGTTTGGCTGCAAGATCTGTTGTCAATCCATCAATTTTAGACTGAGCAATTGCTGCAGATGCATTAATATCTCCGTTAACAATTGTTCCATCAGCAATCTTTGCAGATGTTACTGCAGAGTCTGCAATCTTTCCTTCTGTTACTGCGCTGTTTGCGATCTTTGCTGTTTCAACAGAGTCTGAAGCAAGTTTAGCAGCAGTTACGTTTGCATCTTTAATCTTTAATGTTTCAACTGCATCTGTAGCAAGTTTTGCTGCAGTTACTGCACTTGCAGCAATCTCTGCTGTATCTACTGCACTGTCTGCAATCTTAGCATTTGTAACTGAGTTTGAAGCAAGTTTTGCATCTGTTACGTTAGCATCTAGAATCTTTGCAGTTGTTACTGAATCTGATGCCAACTTTGCTGCTGTAACATTTGAATCAACGATCTTTGCAGTTGTAACTGAGTCTGCAGCCAACTTTGCTGCTGTTACGTTAGCATCAACAATCTTTGCTGTTTCAACAGAGTCTGAAGCAAGTTTTGCTGCTGTTACGTTTGCATTTGTAATTTTTGCTGTAGTAACTGAATCTGTTGCAAGTAGTGTTGCTGTAACTGTACCAGTATCACCAGATGTAATAACTGTTCCATCTACGTTTGGAAGTGTAATTGTGCGGTCTGCAGTTGGATCTACTACTGTAAGTGTTGTCTCATAAGCATCTGCTGTTGCACCCTCAAATGTAATCTGTGTATCAAATACACCAACGGCTTGTGGTGCTGCCCACTTTATACCAGAGGTTTCTGCTGAGTCTGCTGTTAAGATATAATTATTTTGTCCAACGCCTAATCTAGATATTGCATTGTCTGCAGTACCAACTAGCAAATCACCTTTTGCATCTGCAATTTTCTTTGTAAGAATATCATGACCTTCAACGGTTGCGGTTGAGCCCTCAACTACTAATCCAGCCTTTACTCTAAAATCTTTTGTTAATGTTGCCATTTATTATCTCCTTGGTTAAGCCTTCAAACCAGTACGCATGTAGCGTAAGGTAATCGGGGTCTGACCCACCACGGGAACTACAGTTAGATTAACTGTGCCTCCTGCCCTAGAGACGTTAATGGTGCCAATATTCCCATCATTGTCTACTGTTCCATATTCACTAACATTATCATTTGTAGCATCAGGGACTATGGTTAACTCTGTTGTGAAGAACTTGTCTCCAGTACTTTTCTTTAGTGTGACCACATACTTAACTGATCTCCACTCTGAGGCTGTAAAATTATCAAAGATTGTGCTGTTCTCAATACCAGTGATTGTTACTTCATTGTTACCAGCAGAACCAAGGTCTGTTGCTTGTGCTGATGCGGTATCAATTAAGTCTTCGTAGTTTTCTTGAGTTGGTCTATCACCTGTCTGAAACAGGGCCTTTACGCTTGATAATGATATTTTAGCCATGTCTGAATTATATCATATTGTTAAAGTATATAGTTAGAGAAACCAATTACCTGTACCCCAATTCCTGGGGGATTATCTTGACGATAACCTTCAATTCCAATATTAGTTATTGTTAACCTAAATGGAAGAATATCTGTTAGTGTAACTACTTTTGCATAGTCTACGGATATAACTCCACTAGATATTGGTGCTAGATCTGATACCGTCACTAATGGAGAAATTGTTGCTGCTGACATCATTAGCCCTAAAGCAATATTTGATATTGTTGATGTTCCGTTTGATATATTTTCTGCTGTTATTGCTGGTTTTATTTCAGAGATTACTGTATTGTTTTGTATATCGGATATAACGACTCTTGCCATAAACTTTATGCCTGATCTGTAACTTCACCAAGCATGATCATTTCACCCTGACAAACTGTCCAAACACGATCACCATCTTCTAACTGAATATCAAAAACATCTCCAGTTTTTAATTGCTTTGACTGTGCTGCAGTCAACGTTACTGTAAATTCACCAATTTCATCAAACTCTGTTTGGGTTGGTGTAATAGTAAAAAGCAAGTCGTCTCCAACGTTATCAGAATATCGTCTAAAGTCTCCTGTTATGTCCCATCCAGCGGTATCTCCAACTGATGTTGTGTCATAATCCAAAGGATTTCCTAAATCATCTTCTACATAAATTCTAAAAGAGGCTGTATCTCCAATTACACATGTCCAGTTAATAAGCGGTGGCTTATTACCAATGTTATAAGTTGCTGAAGGGGTTACTCCATCAATTGAACTTTCGTCTGGGTTTCTATATGTAGCCATTGTTAAATTATACCATTAAGCAAGTCCATTTTTCAATGCCCCCCAAGTTCCATTACCCTTTGGCTGTCCAACAATTATAATTCCAGTTGTTGCATTGGACTTTGCCACTACTGCTACAGCCCCAGATCCACCTGTAGGAATTGTATCTGTAAGGCCTCCACCATTTGCTACATAAAGAATTTCTCCAGCAGAATATGATGATGTATTAATGTTTTCAAATACACCAGAAATGATAATAACTCCATCATTGCCATTTGATATTGCTGCTTGAGTTATTCCAACTACTGGAAATGTTGTTAGATCATCTGAGTCGCATTTTGCAATTGTTGGCTTTGTTGTATACCCAGAAATATAAACTGGAGTACCTTTTGCAATTGTTGCACCTGATGCATTTTTTACTTCTAAGGAAATAAATGGAACACCAACATTAGAAAGAATATCTTCTAGTCTTTCTGCAAGAGATTGAATATCTTCGTGAATATTTACGGGATCGCTTAAAACGGGATAAGGAAGATCATAAGTATTAGTTGCACCAGTAGCCATAGTACTTATTATTATACCACTTCCCCGCATAAAAATTAAAAAGTTACCAAAATGTTACCTAAAGTTTGACTTTAAGACCAATTTCATGTTATAATTAATACATGCTACTAACAAGTAGCATTTTTAGTCTCTAGGAGGTTTTTATTATGAGAAGAGATTTAAAGGCTTGGATTGGAATCCTAGCAATGGTTGGAGTTGTTGCACCATTTAGCAACTTTGCCAATGCATCAAGTACGGAAAATAACTTACTAATTAAACAGGCTGAAAGCCCTGCTGCCACCCACAAGGTGGCTTTTGTTGTTTCTAAAGCAAAAATGTTAGAAAGTTATGAAAACAAAACACATCTTACAGATGTTGAATTAAAGAAGTTGCTTTCTTTGGTGGGATTTGAAGGTAATGATTTAGTAGTGGCTTGGGCAATAGCCAAGAAAGAATCTAATGGTCGTCCTTTAGCATTTAACGGAAACCATAAGACTGGGGATTCATCCTACGGGATGTTTCAAATTAATATGATTGATAACTTGGGTCCAGATAGACGAGATAAGTTTGATCTTGACTCTAACGCTGAATTGTTTAATCCAGTAAAAAATGCTGAGATTGCATACTACATGTCTAGGGGTGGAGAAGATTGGTCTTCTTGGAAGGGCATAACACCTAAAACTAGAATGTGGATGAATAAATTTCCTAAATAGTTTTATACAAAAAATAACCCCCTTGGATTTTGTCCTTGGGGGTATTTTTATGTTTTAATCATTTATATAGTATCTATGCTTTGACTTCCATCTTACACGAAATAGTTCTTCAGTATATTTTTTTGCAAGTTCTAGGTTAGACTCTTGCTTTTTTATATCAAAACTAGAGTCATCTAGGGTTCTCATAAATGGACAGTATATTCTTGCCTGCCTCATACATTCTATGTGAAATGGACGAAAATCTGAAGGAACAAAGTCTCTTGAATTATTTTCTACATCTTTTTCTTTTTCTATCATCCATCTAACAGAGTCAGAATTTTTATCAATATCTAATCCACAATATGAACAAAGATCGTTACTTACAACATACTCTTCATTTTCTATGTTTAGCCTAATTGGTTCATTTTCTCCAGGTGTAGACTGGTATGGTATTGGTATTTTTTTTGCTAAATATCTTTTATTATTTTTAAAATAATAGTTTTTAGGAACAATATAGAATGGTCTTGGTAGACCAGTTTTTTTAATATTTTTAAGTGACCATTCTTCTGAGTTAAAAAAAATATTCATTAGTTATAAGATTTTTTGTTCCATATATTTTTTTTATACCATCCATGTGTTACAGAAATTGCCTTTTTATTATTATTTAATGCTTCATTTATAATATTTTTATCATTTATGCTTGACCATTTTTCTGTTTTAAATAATAAAATCTGAATTATTGGAGTTCCCATAGGAATTATTCCCTCAAATGTTGAACTAATAAATACTGGAACATTTCCTGGTGGAACAGAATACTCACCATCTATAATTCCACTTGTAGTAATAAATGGGAGATCAAACCTATTTAGTGGATGAGTTAATAATGCGCTATACCCTTTTGGAATTTTAAAAGCAATAGAGGTTTGCCAAGAAAAATGCACATTAGACGTACCTAATGGTATTGGAAACAAGTCATTTAGTCTTTGATCTCTTACTTGTATTGGAATTCCAGCCGTTTGATTATAGGTAATTGATGGTCCACCTTCTGTTTGTTTAATAGCAATATCTTGAGCAAGTGGAATCATATATCCAGAAACTAAAGATTCTAAAAATGGAACACACAGTTTAAATCCTTCATCTAGTGGTATAGACTTGATATCTTTTTCATTATTGGTATTGACGCTATCGACATTCCATTTTTTTGAATTTTTATACCAATCTGGAACAAAGGTTTTTGCTGGTAAAATTTCTTGATCAACATTATCAAAAACAGTTGAATGTTTAAGTATGTTTTTTTTATTAATTATCCTCACCTATACTCCTTTTTTGACCAAAAAAATTTTCTATATCCATCAAAAAATGTACTTTTAAGTGTTGCATATGTATTATCTATATCTTTTTTATCTCCAAATTCAATTTTCCAAGAACTTCTTTTTATTGGTATTATTTGAGCAACTGGAGTTCCTGCTGGAATCAATCCTTCAAAATTAACATCCTTTAATACAAAAGGGAAATTGACTGGATTATCATATTTATCTGTATCAACTATGCCCTCTAAAATCTGAAAATACTTATTTGATCCATGAACAGGTGGTATGAATAACGAAGAATATCCTTTTGGTGTTTTTATTGCCCAAGGATTAATGAATTTAGGATATGGATGGTTATTCATATATGGATGTGATGGTGCTTGTTTAATTGGATGAAATGATATGCAAGTACCTTCTGGAGTTACATATAGCACATCTCCATCTTCGTTTTTTCTTATCCATATATCACAGTATGTTGACAATATATATCCAGAATTTAAAGCATCAAATACTGGAACACATCTTTTTATAGATGCAGATGTTTCAAAATCTTTATTTAAAATTTTTTTACCATCAGTACCGTAATAAGAGTATAAATTTTTATACCATTCTGGTAAAAACTCTGAGGCTTTTTTTGGATAGTAAAGATCTGAAACTAAATTATTCATCTTAGTAAAAATAATTTTTTGAATTTAACACACCCCCTTTAAAACAAATAAAGTTTTTACCTTATATTATTCTGGAATACTATCATAAACAGGTACATCTGCTATAGATAGTTCAGCAAGAACAACTTCAACTGGAACAACAGGTGCTGGAGTAACTACTTCTGGATTAGAGAAATTTGCTCCATCCCATGTAGCCATAATCTTTACAGTATCATCAACAATTGGACCAGAGACTTCAGAAGAAAATAGCGTTTTATTAATTGAAACAACAGTATTGCCCTCTAAAGTAGCATACTTAATTATTGTAGGATCAACAAAGTTTCCATTTTCATACTTTTTATTTAAATATTTTTCTCCATCTGACTCTACTTCAATTATGTTATCCCCTGGGATATCAACTTCTGTTGAAGATGAGTGATATGCAAAGACTATATCATCTTTTAACTGTACAAAATGTTTCATTTTTTATCTCCTATAGTTTCTATTAATAATACTCTACAACTTCGTAACGGCAAGGTCCCGTTGCGGTAATTGTTGTTGAATTAACTAAATATATGCCGTATACAGCAGAAGTTAAAGATGTTGTTCCGCCTGTTATATTAGTCGCATTAGAACTAATATTTGCTGCATTTATGTTTTGTGCAGCAAGGTTTGTTGCAGCAATTGTTCTACTTACATTGTTGTACTCATAAGCACCATATCTACCATTTGCAACACCGAATACTCCAAGTGGATATGCGTTTCTTGTGCCGATGGTTGGAAGTGCAAGCGTTGTTGATGAAATACCTGCACCGCTTGTGCTTGTAGCCGATGTTGACCCACTAAATGCATTTACTGTTCCTGTTGCTGCTACTGATCCAGCAGAAGATGTGCTAAATGAGTTACACACTGTCTTTGTTGTATCAACTGTAGTAATTGTAATATTACCAGAAGTTGCTGCTGTACCACGCTGAATAGATTTAATTGCAGATGCTAGTCCGCTTGATCCTGCTGGAAATGTTGCGATACCCATGTTATGCTATCTCCACTCCGCTAATATGAAATTTAACTGTTGTTGCTGAAGCAAATCCTTTAATAGTTTTAGTTGTAGCAAGAACTTGCTTTAGGTCAATATAAACTGTTGTATTTGCAGCAATTGCTGTTGTTGTATGAAGCGCAACATCGTCTAGCAATAAAGAAAATGTTCCTGCTGCTGAGTCAGTGTTTGTAACTGCAATATTTGTTACTACTGCTGTTGTTGATGCTGGTACTGTGTAGAGCGTTGCAGAAGATGTTGCTGCAGATGCTCTTACTAGTGCTTTAGTTGTTGTAGCCATTAATTACTACCTCCTAAGTAGGTCATAGTGCTATTATACACTATTTTTTTAAAGATTATGATATTTCAGCACCACTTAGGTGATATTTCACACCTACGGCACTTGCATATCCAGCAATAACTTTTGTTGCAGCCAAGGCTTGTTTTATATCAATGACTACGGTTGTATAAGCAGCAATTGCTGTGGTAGAAAATAGTTCAACACCGTCTAAGAGAATAAAAAAATTTACAGAGGCATCAGTAGTATTACAAACTGATACATTGCTAACAACTGTTGTTGTTGATGCTGGAACGGTATATAGGGTTGCAGAAGATGTAGCAAAGGACCCTCTTGCAAGTGCTTTTAATGTAGTAGCCATTTATTTTTCTCCAATTGAATAATTATACATGATTATAATGCCCCAATTAAGACTAGGAGTTCTGAGGCTACTCCAGTTAGTGTATTACTATCATAAGATACTGTTTTATTTGTTAATGTTACAGTATTTGATGTTGTAACTGATGGAGCAGCCCACTTCATACCTAAAGTTTGTGCGGTATCTACTGTTAAAATATATCCATTAGTTCCAAGTGAAAGATTATCTACTGCATCATTAGCAGTTCCTACTATAATATCTCCCTTGGCATCAATTACTGATCTAGATACGCTACCTGATGGGTCAAGGTTTGTTACTTGAGTTTGTAAATCATTTAATGTATATGCTATTGACGGATTAACTAAGTTTGCTACATCTGAATTTGATGAGTTATATTCTAAAGATCCGTAATGGTATAACTTAAATGCTGCTTGAATATCAGCATTGTCTACATACCCAGGTATTTTTGTGGGATAAATCGTACCAATAGTTTCAGATGCCATATGTTTTCACCTCACCCATTATAGCACAACCGATATAAAAATATTAACTGATATTTCTGCATCTAGTGGACCCCAAGTGCCATCATACTCTGATGCTTCAAGATGAACCACTAAGTCTGTTCCAGAGATCTCAACTAAGGAAATAGATGATGCAACTGGCTTTGAGTTTGGAATAGAATATTGAATATTAAAGTTTTCTGCGTCTAGTCCAGAAACTGTTGAGATATCTGATAGTGGTATAACAATTGATCCGCTTGCAGTTGTTGCACTTGTACCTGAAGAAAATGTAGTTACATGTATTTTTGAGTAAAGTGTTGGATTTACCTTTAAAACTTCAACCCAAGAATCTCCTCCAGGCTGAGAAATATATTGATATAGATATCCATATTCTGCTCCAGGGGCTGAGTTGATGTACATATCGTTTAATATTGGAGTTAGGCTTGTATCTAAGTTTGGATCTCCAACACCAACAAAAAATTTACTACCACGTGTTCCAGTAGGACCTATGTCTACAAGAAGTTCAACTGTTGATGGGCCAGCAAGTACTGTTAAGTCATCATTTGATATTACTACATCTGGCATTAAACTGCTCCAGTAATATCATCTGTTATTGTTATTGAGCCAGTTAGCAGTGTAAAAATAACTCCAGCACCGTTATCAATTTGAACGTCATAAACATAGGTTGTTGCAGCATTAAGTAATCTTCCCTGATCGCCAGTTATTGTACAAGTTACAATATGGTTTGTTATATCAACAACCGCATCTCCTGAAATTTGAGTTGCACTGCTTCCACGTCTATTTGCAATAGTAAAAAAAACATTGCCTTCATAGTCGTCAAGTGTAAAAATTGTTCCATTTGCATTTTTTGGACGGATTACAAATTGATACGTGTCCCCACGGTAATAACTAAAATTATAAGTTCCTGGAAATGCCATTATTCCTCCTACTTTATTATACCATTAACAAACTGATATATATATACCATTTAGCAATAGACTGCTCTCTGAGTCTGTTCTTGCCTGTGGCTTTGCCCCATGTGATTTAATCCTTTGATCATCTATATATATAGTTTGGAAAAATGACATATCATAAGAATATTGATATTTAAGGTTTGCCACATAAGATATAGGAGATTTTGAATATTTTTCATTAAAAGTTCTAAGCCATAACTCTGTATAGTTTGATTCAGTATTTATTGTAAAATCATACCTTATATCAACTTTGGCCCCTAGTTTTAATCCTTTAAAATTAAATACTCCTAGATCTGACATCCAAAGTTCTCCAGAATTTTTCATAAGGTACTCTTCATTTGATGTTTCTTTGTTTGATAAAAAATTAATAGACACCCATCCATCATCGCCTCTTTGCGGCCCTAATAAAGTTATTTTATTTGATTCATTTTTATAGTATGCCCAACCTGGATACTGTCCAGAAGCAGAATCATAACTTTGTCCGCTTTTACCAGGCTCTCCACGCTCTCCCTGTGGCCCAGTCTTTCCCTGATCTCCTTTTGGTCCCTGTGGACCTTCTGGGCCTGTATCTCCCTTATCTCCTTTAGGTCCTTGAAGACCAGTTTCTCCCTGAAGACCAGGAACAGCAATATATTGTTTTTCTAATTCTTGAGGAGTTGAAGATTTTACTGCATCTAAATAGTTTTTCCTTTTTAAAGGTTGTGGTGGTTCCATGCTAGTTGCCATGAAACTATTCTACTTTACTTTATAAGTCTTTGTTCCAACTTTGACTGTGGTTGGAAGGTTAATTGGTTGTGATGTTACTTTAACTATCATAGAGTACCACTAACATCTCCAAGAACACAGATTGTTCCAACAACTGGAGTCCATTTAGTAATTTCATCTCCACCACCACCAGACACTCCATCTCCAGGAATTGTTGCCTGTAAGTCAAATCTTAACTCTGCAACTATTGGCTTATATTTTGTTATACCCCAATTTTTTGTGGTATTTGGTTTTGCAATAATATAAACAACTCCATCTTCATAAGACTCTACCGTTAATGTATCTAAAGTATCTGATGCTGGATCATAGGCTGTCGCTAGAAATGTCCAACTGCCAGTATCATATTTTGTTACTTCATCATCTTCAAGAAATTCTACCTTAAGCGTTGCTGTATCTCCACGGACTACTGTCCACTGTATGTTGGCTGGTGAAGCACCAAGTTTTTCAATTGAAGGAGAGCACATAATATTAGATTATACCATAATTCATAACTGGACACCCTAAGCGCAGTGGGGTGGGGGTAGAACTTAGGGTGCCAGCACTCACATTATAACATTAATTTATACCAGTATACATAAAACTATAACAAAATGTTATATAATAGATTGTTATAAAAAGTTATAATTGGCCAGGGTATTAATGGTTAAAACTAAAAACTTTTAGTGTATACTTAAATATATATAAGAAAGAATATACTATAGTTAAGTTTTTAAAAGATAGTTTATATATTATATATAGTAGTTATTTAGAATTCTTAGAAACATACTCTAAAAGAATATCGTACATATGATCAAGTTTATCACTAGTTGCTTTTCTCTTATCTCTAGCATTTTCTTGTTCAATTTTAATTTGTTTAATTTCATCACGCATTGAGGTTCCGCCGTTTGTTTTAGTTTCTTTTCTGATATCTTCTACGGCTTCGGCGATTGGTTTAACTTGAACCTGGATATACCAGCGTATTGCGCCAACTACAACTGCTCCGATTGAAACCAATGCAAGAATAAATTGAGCCCAATCGGTGGTTGTCATAATAATACTATTATACATTATATTTATTTTAAAATTCGGCGGGATATGAGTTAAGCCGAAAATAGAGTATACAAACCTATCCCTGACAACATAAGGCATACAATGCCTAACAGTGTCAAACACTGGCTATATGCTCCATATCTGCTATAATCGTATTATGGAAATTACAACTACAAAAGAACTACTAATAGAAAACCTTATCAAGTATTTTAACGCAGACTTTTTAAAGAGTCTTGAAGAGGCAGAACTTGATGAAGATGAGAAGCATGCAAACATTATATTATCTAGAAAGAAGATCAAAGCAGATGCAGAAGGTTTGGCTACTGTGGTCTTTAAATCATTTGAGTAATTATGTCTGACCAGAATGATCGTGATGTTAGACCTTGGGATTTATTTAATGGATCTACTAGGTCGCCAGAGGAAGTTGCTCAATACCGTTTAGAAATATGCAAAAGTTGCGACTTCTTTAGGCCAATGACTCAAACCTGCAAGAAGTGTGGATGTTTTATGGCTGCCAAGTCAATGTTGGCAAACGCTAAGTGTCCTATTGGCAAATGGTAATATGTTATAATTAAAATATGGAAATAAACAAGACACATGTAAAAACTCATATTACATTTATATGGGATAAAGATTTTATTGAATCTACGTTTAAAGTAAAGTTTGACTCAGAAGAAGAATTCTTTAATTGGATTTCAGACAAAAGTGTTGAGATTATTAAAGAATCAATTGAAAGTAAAAAAATATGGTGGATGGTTAAAATAGATCCGATTAATGTTTAAATATAACAAATAGTTATTCTGGGTTTTTATTAATTTAAATTTCTAATTTTATAAAATTAAAATACATTTAATAGATAATAGTATTAAAAAATTAAGGTTTTTGATGATCTGAGAAAAGATTTCCATCATAGTCTCTTCCAATAAAGTAATCTCTGTCTCCCTTTCCTTCTTGACCATTGTATATTCTAACATTTTTATTATTTCTTCTAATGCCTTGTTTTATATAAATATCCAACTCTTCTTCAAAAATTTTTTTATCAAAAATATCTAAAGAGTCTTTTATCTCAAACTTATCACCAAAGTACCTAGGAATAGGTATTAGTGTTGCCAAAGGAGTCCCTTTTGGAATATGAATTAAGACATTTGGTTGATTTACTTTTAAATTTATAGTAAAGGTTGTTCTTATATTGTCTGACTCTACTATGCCAGTTAATGGAGTAATACCTGGTAAAACTGTATTTATTGGACCAGTTACTATTAGATTTACACTAGGTGGTGTTCTAAATACAATATCTGTATTTATTGAAACTATTCCGTGACCAAAATGAGATGATGCAGATTGTACAATAACATTCTCTTTATTTTCTTCTGTTAATACTTGTGAAACATTTGTGTCATATCTATAATCTCCACCATTCCATAAAATGTTAAAATCAAATGCTGATACTATTTCAAAACCATATTGGTTACCTATTACAAGTGGAAGGCAATTATAGAAGTGTGGAGTAAACCAATCTCTTTTTCTAGATGGTTTTTTTATTAACTTAGAAACCTCTCCATTACTAAAGTCAAATAATGCAATAGTCTTGTCAGGGACGTTATTAATACCGTCGTTAATCATTTTACCCCTACCCTTAAGTATAACAAAATATTATTCTGGTTTGTGATCTGATTCAGATTTGCAAGAACATCCATTGCAACAGGTTTCTGAAAAAACCTTTACAGCCAGAGATGTAGATTCTCTCTCAAATAATGGTTGTTCGCTATCTAGGTTGTTTAGTATAGCCATGTAATCATTATATCCTATTCCGTCAAAATCTGAAAAATTATAAAAATGGGATTTCCACAAAATCTGAATATTTTGTATAGATGGATGATACATACATTTGTAAAATAAAAATAAATAAATTAGTGAGCACACTAGTGGGGTACCCGCTAAAGATCTTACACTAGTGCGCCCTAATTATTCTAGCACTTGCAAGGGTCTATGCGGGTCTCATTCTCACTAAAAATAATGATACCTGTGTCACCACAGTACTCGCATGTATGTGCATACATTCCATTCATTTACTTATCCCAACACTTAGGGCAAGTGATAATGTCATCACTCGCAAAGTTTTCACTTGACATTTTAGTATCGCATAGGCGACATGATAGTGTAGTCATCTTAGAAACCATACCACTTCTTGCGGATTGCTTCCACAGTAGCGATTTGTGCTTCATCAGCAGAACGATAAGCCTCTATGCTCTCTCGTATCCATGGAGACTTTAGCATAGCCTTCTCATGTGCTTCATGGCGAGCAAGGTCTTGCTCTGCCTTTATTCTGTTTAGTGTATCCATTGTATAGGTTACCTTTCTTTAGTTAATTTTGTTGACCTAGGTTATTTGCTCTTATTGGGAGGCTCACTAGGATTTCTTATTTAATTGTTATACCTGTAAGGGTATCATACATACCCTGAAAAGTCAAGGCGACACGCCGTCTAGTCGTGTGTGACTTCTGTCACCATTCTGACGTATAGGCGAGGACGAACGCTCATGTCTGAGCATAGAGGACAGATACTGTCCTGTGGGTCTGCGGTGTATCCGCATTGAGTACATTTTGATTGTAACATTTTGTTACCTTTCTAGTTTGAGAACCTTTCTCAACTTTCTTTATACTAGAAGTATAACATAGAAATGTCAAAAAGTCAAGACGACACGCCGTGTCTTAGATGTGATGTGCCTCACACGGCTCGAAAAAAGTTATCCACATGACGTACATCACACCCCCATTTTACGCTCAAGTTATCCACATGACCTGTATCACAATACCTTTTGTCCGCTATGTCCGTTTTGCACCCCTCCATTTGTCAGACCCCCCTGCTACAATTACAGTATAAAGAAAAACAAGAGGTAAAGAAATCCTCTAAAGAAAGGTGGTCAAAATGACTACACTAACAAAAACAAAAGAGCATAACCCTATGCTTTCCGCTATCTCTGAGGTAGGAGATGAGCAATTCACTTTCTGCCAAGATTGTGAACAAAACATTGAGCGTTGGTATGATGATACTGACCCAGAGCGTCTACCAATGTGGACAGACTGGAAGGTATCTAAATGATAGACTTCGTTAAACAATTAGAATTAGATAACTACTTATCAACAGATGAAGTAGACCCATTAGCAAAACGATTAGATGAACTAATCAAGAAAGGAGAATACAAATGAGTATTTTCACTAAACTCGCTACTGTTAGCGACTATCCTAAAGGCATGATGAACTTATGCCAATGCGGTCAGGTTATCTTAGCCCCCGCAACAATTCACGACATCTGCACACCGCAAGGTGATGAGTATCGTGGTACTTGTATGCATGATGTATGTATCTCTACTAGAAAGGTTATCTAATGAGTAACTACGTAACTGTTACCTCTGTATGCGGTAAGTCTTCTACCTCTATAGACATGTATGACTTAGAGTTAAACAACAACGTTGTGTGTTGTGATAACTGTCAATCTATCCTGATGTGCCGTAAGGCATGGGACTACCTATACAAGGAGAGCAAATGAAAACACTACAAGAGAAGTTAGATGAAGCAGCCCTAGCACTAGAGCCAGTGTTATGGGATTTGTTAGATGAGATTGAGGAGAAATAAATTGTTAGTTGTTCTAATCGCTATGACTTCGTTTGCTATTGTAGTTTGGATACATAACGGCGCATAATAAATAAAAAGTTTTTCAGGATTGATCCCCTGAAAAATTTTCGACAAAAGTTATCCACAGGGTTATACACAGTGGAATGTGGTGTATCTCACACACGACACGCCGATGCAGGACTTGACTTTTTGACATTTCTTTGCTATACTTCTAGTATAACAATTAAATAAGGACAGATAAGGCAATGAGCCTAGCAAATAAATGTGACGAGTATCACAGTGAGCCTAGCGAATAAATGCCCTAAAATGTCAGCCCCCCATGATAGGATAGTCTTATCAACTTAACGAAAGGAAGTCAATAAATGACTTACACTGTAACACTAGAAACCTTTTCAGGTTCTACTAAAAAAATCAACTTCGCCTCTAAGGGTGCGGT